GCGACAGGCTTAGCCACCGGAGCCGCAGGAGCAGGAGCCGCCGCAGGGGTAGCACCGAACGACGGAACAGGCGTCGTGACAGTCCGCAGAGAGGACACGTCAAGACCCATCGGGACGGCGCCAGGGGTGACGGGCGGACGGACAGGGGGCTGGGGAGCGTAAACCGAGAGGTCGATGCCATCAGCGGCGAAACTATCCGTGACGATCTTCAGGGCTTGGTCTTTCAGGCCTGCAGCCATGGCGTAACGCTGGTCAACGACGTCACGCGGGATGCTCGGGTCGGCAGTCAGGGCGTCAGCCTCGGACTGAGCCTGTTGAGCCTGCATCAGCAAGGCGTCGGAAGCACCCTTGGTCAGCGTGAACTTCTTCAGTCGGCCCTCCAGTTCAGAGTTGCTTAGTTCAACAGCGGCCTTGCGAGCAGCACCAGCGGCGGCAACGCGGTCAGAAGCCTGCTTCTCAAGGGCATCGTAGGCTTGGATGGTGCTGACGACGCCAGCGAGGTCAGCGGCCTTGAGCTCCTTCTTGCCACCTTCGGTCTGGTTGTACAGGTCGATGGCACGCCCGACCTTGTTCGCGTCGAGGTTGCCTTCCTGTCCAGGGATGATGGAAACCTTGCCGTCCTTCCCGACTTGCAGGAAGCCGTTCTCGATGGAACGCTGGACGTTATCGACCTCGTTCCGCAGATACGGATTGATGGCACCCTGCATCTTCGCCTGTTCGATCTTCTTCTGCTCAGCGGTTTCGATACCCTTTCCGATGGAAGAACCGATGCTGGCGATGCCCTGACCGATGGCGGCACCAGCGCGACCGTAAGCCTCGACGAAGCCGGGGGCGATTTGCTGAACCTGTTCGGACTGATACTTGGCGAAGGGGGAGGCCATTAGGCGTTGAGGAGCTTAAAGCGAGGTTCGACCACGATGTCCATCGCCTTCTTGACGACGAACTTGAGCGCAGGCTTGTCGGAGATGAACTCAGCGAATCGTTCGCCTTCCTGTAGGTACAGGTCGAGGAGCCATTCGGGAGCCTCCGTGAACAACCATTGACGGAATACCATCCACTCAGCGCGGTCTTCGCCGTACACCTCGCGGGCGACCCAGCAAGCCATAATTGCAGCACCGCCAATCGTACCGGCGGCCTGAAGTGCGCCACCAAGGATGCCACCGGAGCGAGCGGCGTTTGCGGACTGGATCGCGGTTTCCATCTGGATGCGGTTCGCGCGGATGTTCGCCATGTACTGCGACTCGGGCTGGAGGAACGGGGAGGAGCCGACGTCGGCGTACATACCAGAGGCACCGCCGGCAAGTCCGGTCAGGCTGTACTGCTGGGAGCCAGCATAGGCAGGGGTGAGGTAAGCCTGAGCTCCGAAAGCCTGCTGACCGACACCCATCTGGTAAGCCTGCTGAGCCGTGGCCTGACGCTGGGCAAGGCGACGCTGACCCATGCCGTAGGTGTTCAGGATTTCGAGGTCAGCACCCTGTCGGCTGAAGGAGAGGCCACGGGCGGCAGCGGCAGCGCGGGCGGCTTGCTGTGCCTGGTTCGTTTCCTGGGCGGTCAGGGACGTGCCAGCCTGAAGGTCGGAGAGAGCCTGCTGGCCGAAGGTGGAGTAGATGCCACGGGTAGTAGCGTCCATGGAGCCGATGGCGGCACCCGTAGCCTGAGCACCAAGACCTCCGAGCATGGAAATCTGGTCGGTGGCATAACGCTGCTGGAGCTGCTGGGCTGGCTGGTAGAGGTCGCCGTACAGACCGAGCAGACCCTGAGCCGACCCCTTGAGGCCCGCCATCCGAGCATTGATGAGCTGCGGGGCAAGACGCTCCTCCATCTGCGCTTGCATGGGAAGGATCTCCCCTTGGGCACGCAGGGCGTTCTTGGTTTCAGCAAGATACTGCTGGTAGTCAGCCTCTGGATTAGGCTTCGGAGTTTTGGCTTTGCCGCCCATTAGATTGTGTGGATTAGGTTAATGTATTTGTTAGAGATTTCGACCACCTTGTCGAATTGGACTGCCCATTTCTTCTGGTTCTCCCAGTTTGGGTAGCGTTGCCGGAACTTCCAAATAAGGCTAATACGGCCTGCGGCGTTCACGGCGCACCAGTCCATAATGCAAATGTCCTTACCAGGCTCATCGACGGGCTGAACTTTAAAGTCAGGGTTCAGGGCATTTTCGTCCCCGGTGTAAGGCTCTCCGATAGGGTAGGCGACACCGACCCCGGCGATCCGGCCTTCGTCAAAGGCTACGAACAGGTAGTCGTGCAGGAACGCCCAGCGAAGGTAGTTCTTGGTATCCTTGATGCCGAACGCCTCCCTGCGACCCTTGTAGCGGTTCGCATCGACGAAGGAGGTTAATTCGGACAGGAGCATTAACTGGCAATCTTGTAGCGCCGGATGATACGGGTAGCACCATTTCCGTGGCAGGCGATGGCTTGGTCGGTCGCAGAACCCGGCCCGCATGCAGACTTAAAGGCATAGTTATAAGTGACTGCACTGGCAGTGGTGTTCGTCAGGATTTCGACGTTGCAAAGAGGGGTGTTCGTGTAGATGGTAGGGGCTTGAACAGAGTTGAAAATCTGACTCCACGCGCCGCCACCTACATTACGGATGACGCCGACGACGAATCCATCGTCAGTGCCACGCATAGCAGACCAGTTCCAAGTCACCTCCCACATCTCACCAGCAGGGACAGTGATAGCCTCCTTCCAGTGAACGCCGCCGCTGGCGCTGGTCACATCCCCGCCAGCAACCGCCCAGCCGTCAGCAAAAGAACCGATACGGATGTTGTTGAAAGTATCAACAAAGCCGGGGGTCTGGTGGATTAGGTTAGCCGTGACCTGATACAGTCCAAGGATAGGAGTGGACTTGTACTGAAGTGTTCCCGTGAAGTTAGCCACACCAGTATTAGTCAGGTTTCCATTGGCGTTCAGGTTTCCGGAAAGCGTGGAGTTGCCAGTTACTGCCAGATTGCCACCGACAGTGGAATTACCTCCAGACGAGATGGCGCCAACAGCGTTGATGCTATCAGCCTCAAGAGGGCCGGTAACGTCAGCCTTCTGGCCGGCTGAAGGGGCGATCACCAAGTCAGCCCCAGCCACGCCCGTGACGGACGCGGCGACCACAGGAACCCCACCGCCGAGGACTTCACCGACAGTCGCCTTGCGGAGAGCCGAAGCGGAGGCATCGTGGACGATGAGGCCGTCACCAGAAGCCACACCACCGGAAATCGGGGTCTGGTCGGTGACAGCACCTGGGAGCAGGACAGCCCCGTTGGTCTGGTTATTCAGACGAGCAGCCGTGACCTGTTGGCCGTCGGCGTACGTTTCGGGGGATTGGATTTGAGCCATTTATTTGCGAGTTTGGGTCATGATGCCAGGGACGACGGCTTGCACCGTGACAGACCTGACGGAAGGGCGGAGGTTGAGGGATTGGAAATGCACCTGAGAGTAGTACCCAGACTTGCGGGCAGGGAGGCGTAGGATGACGTCCTCGTCGGTAGGGGATCCGTAGGTGCTGACCTCGGTCGTGTAGTCCGGGTTCACTGTCAGGAACGACGTCTTGAGCACTCCGCCGGCAGGGAAGGAGCAGTCAACCTGAAGGCTGGAGAAACGCTTCTCGCGGTTCGTCTGGAAGGAGTACGCGCGCGTCGTGAGCTCAGCGTCAATCTGGATAGGCTCGAACGAAAGCGGGTTCAGTTCAGCCGGGATGTAAAACGGGAGCACCGGGGTGCCGTTCGCGTTGCCGAACTCATCGTAATCTAGTTCTTCCAGCAGGAACACGCCCTCAGTCTCATTAACCATGAACATCCGACGACGGTTGCCGCGCTTGGCGACGATGAACTCCTTGAACGAGAAAGAGTTCGCCTTGGCGATAAGGCAGTTACCGCCGTAATAGAAGCCAAGCGGCATGGCGAGTTCAGCCGAATAAGGCACCTTGATGTAGAAGTACGACGAGTCGTAGGGCGACGCCTGAACGACATACGAGCCGTTCGGGTACTTAGTGGTAACGTCAGTCGGCCCGCCGAAGTCATCGACGAACGTGATGTTAGCCGTGTCCCCGATGGCTAGTCCGTGACCGTCTTTGTTGATCTGGACGTTGATGAACGCCCCGCTGACGTACGACGCGGTGCTGAACGTAGCAGTAGCAGGGGTCTGCACGTTGCTGTTCTCAGGGTATGTGTCCACGGACTCCCACGCCTTGTTGATGAAGTTATACACCAGCGTGACGTTATTCCGGGTGCTGGAGTCCAGCGGGACGGACAGGTAGTAGCGGTTCTCCCAGTACGTCGCCACGGCTGAGCTCACGGCGTTGTAGTTGATGCGGGAGATGACGTCGTTAATCGGTGCGGACAGCGGCTCCGCCATGGTAAGCAGGCGCATGCCTTCCGGGGTGTTAGCCATGCCGTTCCCAGCTCCGGCAGGGTTCAGCATGTACACGCCATTATCAGACAGGAAGATGATACCGCCGCCAGCCTGGACGATAGACCCCTTGGCGATGCAGCCGATGTCCGTCGCAAGTGACTTGATGTATGAGTCGGCTTCCTGAGCAGGGTCGCCTAGCGCATTAGCACCCACGCCGGCGGCGGCGTAGAAGATGCTGTTCCGCATGAAGATGACGAACTCGTTCAGCGTCCAAGGGGTGATGGCGACGATGCTGTCGTTGCTGCCGTCGTTGATCGTAAAGAGGTCTAGGGACGACCAGGCGTTGTCGCGGAGGTAATGGCTGACCTGAATGGTGTTGCGGTCAATCTGGACGATATGCCGATTGCCGTAGTAGATGGCATGACGGCTGTTCGGGTAGTTCGTGTGCGAGTGAACGTCTGGGATATCGACGGTCGTGCTTCCGTTCCAGCGCAGGGTGGACTTGTTGAACCCACGAAGGATATAGACGTAGCCGATACCCGTAGCCTGATAGAGCTGAACCTCGTCCGTAGGTGCGATGAAGTTCGTCGCGTTATAGGTGGCAGTCCCGGTGCTGACAGGTCGAGATGCCGGGATGGAGTAGGTGAACGTGTTCGTCGTGACGGCGGTGATGGTGACGACGCCCCCATATCCGGCGACAGAGGTGTTGACGTACAACGGCGTTCCGTTCGTCAGGCCGTGGGCAGCCTTGGTAATCGTGACAGTCGAGCCAGTGCTGGCGTAGGTGGCGCTATTAACCAGCCCAGGGAAGTTAACCTTAGCCGAGGTAGTCTCGGTGTCAGGGTTGAACGTGTACAGTCCGTCGGCCACGCAGACGACGATGAGTTCGGTGCCGGTCGCGGTCGTGTAGGCACAAGCCCCGTAGATGGTCTGTCCTACGAGGGCGCCAGTCGTGAGGCGTTCAGCACCCTTGCGGACGGTGGCGACGCCACGATCCATGCGGATGTTCTGAGCCTTGGAGACGAAGTTCTTGCCAAGGTTGACAGGGTTGTCCCGGGAGTTCAAGCCGATGAACCCCTCGTCTCCATCGACTGCGTACTCCTTCGCCATTACTTACCCGTGATGGAGTGCCAGATAGCCAGGAGCTTCTCGGAGTAGCGAGCGCCGACATAGACGCCGCCAAGGAACGAGATGGAGAGGAGTAGGATCGTAAGCATATTAGGCAGGGAGAGAGATTTTGAGCCGGGTGAGTTCGGCCTTGAGTTCAGCCTCGGTGGGCTTGGTGATAAGGGTCAGAGTACCCTTGTATTTGCCGCCGTTCTTGAACTCACGAAAGCCAAGACATTCCTTGTCTTTGCAGAAAGCAGTCCAGCCAACAGGGATCGTAATAGGTTCAGTAGTCATAGTTAAAGGTTATGCTTGCGAGATGTAGTAAGAGCCTGTTCCATCAGAATAGATGTTGTAGTTAAAGCCATCCCCAGAGTTGTAGAAGGAATTAATGTATTGTCCGTAAGAATACCAAGAGTTTCCGCTATCATTATAAGAACCTCCATTTCCGTCAGCGTAGTCGTTGGAATAAGACTGACCCATTATATAATTATTTCCACTCTCTTGGACATAGACATAATTGTCACTAGAACTGCCGCCTAGGTATGTTCCATACGAAGGATTTGAGTAGGGAGCAGAGTAGTAGTAGTCTCCATTGCCGTCCCAATAGTAATCGTATGTTCCATCATTGAAAATGAATGTGCCGTAAGGATAATAACTTCCTGTCGTACTTCCATAATAGTATCCATTCCCATCGTGATAATAGGAAGTAAAGAGTCCAGTACTGTAATTGTTGCCAGTCCCAGTAGGAACAGTAGCGGATTGAGGCTCTGAGACAATGAAAGTGCCGTACGCTTTATATCTTGAATCAACATTAACATTCTTACCGTAACCACCGATGCCATCGTGATAGAAAATGGACTTGGTTTCTTGCGACCAATAGTAACTACCCAAGACTTCAACCTCATTACCACCGATATAATCAAACCAATATTCCGTAATTATAGACTCAAACGGCTTAAATACGATGTTTTGAGGGGAAAGGGTATCAATGTAAGTACCGCAAGTTCCGTCATTCAAAACAGGGTAATCCACATTTTGGTTCAGGTAAAAATCGTTGGTCTCAAGGATATAGACCGTAGAACCAGATGTATATGTTTGTGTAATTACAGCCCCAGTAGGAGTTCCAGCCGCAGGGCAAGTTACACCACCCGGAAGCGAAAAGATGGAAGCCCCGCCGGATCGCCCAGCGGAGATGTCCTTATCCCCTGCGTATTTCAGCCTAACCGACATCAGATGACGGCGTAGGCGATGTGCAGCGTAGGAGTGCCGGAAGCGGACTTAGCCCGGACAGCACCCTTGTAGGAGTCGAGCGAGAGGGAAGCGCCAGCGGCCAGGATGAGGCCGGTGGAGCCGGAGCTGTTCAGGATGATTTCAGCGGCGATGCTGGCGTCCTTGTTCTGCACGATGAGCGAGACGCGCTTCTCAGGGGTGACGGAAGCAGCGAGGACTTCAGCGGCGGTCGTGCTGAGGGTGACGTCGGCGTGCGTGAAACGCGGGACAAAGGGGGCGTTGATGGAGATGTTGGACATGTTGATTAGTAAGTGCGGATCATGTTGATGCGGACGCTCTGCTTCTGCTGGCGGAAAATCTTGTCGATTTCCAGGTCGAGCATGCCTTGGGCTTCCTGCTCGGCGATTTGAGCCGCCTCAATCTGAAGCTCCGAACGCAGCCAGTCGGCGTACATGCCGCGCGAGACGAACGTCCCGAAGATGTAGGGGACTTCCTTCTTAGCCCACTTAGCAGGGTGGGTGACGGGGGACTGACCAGCCGTGGTCGCTTCAAGGCACTCCCAGAAGTCGCCGTAATGAGGCTTGCCGGGAATGGGCATGGTCGTGCCAGTGCCGCTGCCGCTGTCGAAGTAAGCCTGTGCACCAACCGAATAGGCGAGGCTGGAACTCCAGACGTCGCCGAACAGTTCAGGCTTCTTGACGCGGTACTCCCCCCAGACCGTCGAAGGGTCTGAGCCGAAGACCAGTTTTACCACGCTGCCATCGTTATAGATGCGGTAGGATAGGGGCTGGGCTTTCGGGGTCAAAAGCGGGTCTTGGTCGTAGCAGTTCAGCACCTCGCCGGCGTCGGCGGGGATGGCAGCGGTAACGGTACCAGTAGTACCATTGACCGTGAGCTGCGAGACACGAACCAAGTCAGGCCAGTCCTGGGACTCCCAGGCCATGCGAAGGCGCTGGTTGGCGAAGTCACGGAACTGAGCGAACGTCTCCTCGGAGATGTTATGGCGGTCTTGCCCGGCGAGCTGGATGCCCTCGAACAAGATGGTACTGAAGTTTACGGCTCTCAAGAGAGGTATCCGTCGGAGGTGAAAATTGCCCCGTTGACCACCGTCCGCTTGACGCGGTTTTTAACGGCAATCTCCGGGTTGTGCTTGATGAAGTCGTTCACGAACGTCTTGTCATCCCAGCACTCATAGCCGAGGCGTTGACCCCAGTAATGAAAAGCAGAAAGGGGGATCTGGGCTTTCAATTCCCCGACCCCCTCCAGGCTCTTGGCCGCGTTCGCATGTCGGAACGAAGCCTGCTGCTTAGCCTGAGAATAGGCGGCTGTTTCCTGCATCCGCCATCCGTTGAGGAGTTCCCTCTCCACCTGCTTGCGCAGATGGGAGGGGATGACCTCAGCGAAGGACTGGATGATGTCAGCCACCTGTTGATTAGGCGGTGAAGTCGAACTTACCGAAGGCCAGCGGGTTGTACACGCAGAGGCCGGCGACGGCTTCGACGAGACGCGCTTCGCCACCACCAGCGTTCGGGAGCTCGGAGACTTCAGCGACGTTGCCGCCGTATCGCACTTCGAGCATGTCGAACGGGATGATGTAGCCCGAGAAGTTGTTCTTCAGGAACAGCGACGGGTGCAGGCGGATCTGGCCGAAGTCGCCCTCGAACACGTCCACGGAGCTGATGTAGGACGGCTCCGAGGAGTCGCGGGTCAGCGTGCGGATGGTGTTGTACTGGTTGGTGCCAGAAGCCGAGGTCGTGAACACGAGGTTCGTGAAGGCGCGCTTGAGGGTCGGGCCGACGATGGCGTCGTAATTCTTGAACTGGCCGGTCTGGTTGTAGATACCAGTGAGGACGTCCTGGACAACGGACTCCGTGAGGGAGGCGGTGCCGACGGTGCTGATCTGCGCGGCAGACGGGCAGAACGAGGAGGCAGCAGCCGGGAGGTCAACGGTGTCGATGTTGGCGGCGGTGACGATCCACTTGTCCAGACCACGGGTGCGATAGCCGACGGTGCCGTTATCGACCTGAGCGCCCTGATTGGCGCACATCGCGACTTCCATCTCGCGCTTGATGAGCGTGATGGCCTTCGAGACGGTGTTGGAGAGTTCATCGCGGACGCCGGCGACGTTGGTCACCGAGGACTGCGTGAGCTTCGAGACGCGGACAGCCTTGCGGAAGACCTGCACGCGGTTCGAGAGTTCGACGCGGTACTGGTTGGCGCCATCGACGGTGTAGTTGTCGTACGAGGAGACGTCGGTGCCGTCAACGACCGGGGTAGGGGCGGAGGTGGCGGGGAGACGGTCAGCCTGCCAGCGGAACAGGGTGTTGCCGGGTTCGGCACCCTTCTTCGCCATGGAGGTGAAGGGGGTGTCCTTAGCATCGACGAGGGCGATGAGGTTAGCCAGGTCTTCGCGCTTACCGGCGTTGACGAGGGTGCGTTCAGTGAGGAGAGCCATGATAGTATTCCTGAGTAGGGATTAGGGATTAGATGAAGTTCTTGGAGAGGAGAACTCGGGCGAGGTCTTCAGCGTTAGTCGTTTTGCGGAAACGATCCACGGCGGTTCGAGCCTGTACTTCTGCGGGCTTGGACTTGACCGGGGTTACGGTAGGACGGACGGGCTGTACGGGTGCTTTCTTGGGAGCCGCCTGGATGGGTTGACCCTCGCGAGCCATGTATCCTCGGACATAATCACCAATGAACATCTTGAAGTCGGGGAACGCCTTGAGTTTCGGGAAAACCTTCAGGACATTCTGGGCTACTTGATATTCCTTGCTTTCCGGCTTGCTCCACCAAGGATAATGCTTGGCGGCGATTGGCTCAATCTGTTCGCGGGCTTGAATCGACCCCAGCTGCTTAGGTAACTGTTCTTCGATGGCTCGCGTCGCATTGACCAACATCCGGGTGACGTCCTCTTGGCCGTATTCCTTGTCACCAAGGACAAAGCCGTAGGGGTTTTCCATGCACTTGTACTTCAGCCAGCGGGCGTTTTCCAGTTCCTTTTCGACCTGTGCCTTAGTCTGAAGCGACTCGAACGGGTTAGATGCGTCATTGACGCTAGTGACCGCCGGGTCGGACTGAGGTGCCGATTGGAGTTGCTGTTTCAGCGCTTCCATCTCCTCGCGGAGCTTGGTGACTTCCTCCTCGGCCTGCTTGCGCTTGGCCGTGAGTTTGTCGATGCGCTTCTGGACGCCCTTGGGAAGATCGCTGTCTTCTTCGTCGTCTTGCGTATGCTGTGAAGGAACTTCGTCGATACCATCCTCAGCCTGGGGGAGTTCCGTGTCGGTTACTTCGTCTTGCAGAGACGCTTCGCCGTCGTTGGAGTCCTTGACTTCCGTCTGGATTTCGCCCTCATCACCGGCCTCGGGCTGTGCCGCCTGTTCAGCGTCAGCGAACAGGGTGCTACGGAGGATATCCGCGAGCTTATCTTGGTTTAACGCCCCTGACTGGGCATTGGACTGTACCTCGGGGTTGTTTTGAGCCGTTCCGATATCGGCGGTGGTGTTATCTTCCATATTCAGAGAGTTTTGCGTCCGCTCAGAGGACGTATGGGCAATAACGCCCTAAAATTGGCTAAGTCAACGGGGGTCAGCCCCGCTTGCGAGGTTTGGCAAGATTACGCATTATTCTTGACCCCGAAGCGCTCCCTTTGGGCTTCCGCCTGCTCCGAGAGGAGCAAGTCCCTGAAATCCCTAAGAGCCTCGGCACGTCCGCAAGCGTGAACCCTCTTTTCGCCTTCGATGCTATAAGAGATAGCACGATCGACTTCAGCGGCGATAGCAGCGTCTATATACGCGAGAACTGCGTCAAAAACCTCATTCTTATCGAAAGCGAGGGTTCGACGGGTTTCCTGCGGATTAGGCGCCATATCCGGGCTGCTGGCCTTCCTGAGCCATCTTATCGGAGACAGGGGTGACGCCCAGTCGTCCGATGGTCTTGTTCTGCTGCTGCTGAACGCTCATCTGGAGGTTCTGGATGTAATTCTGCATCAGAGCCTGGAACTGCGGGTCGGATTGAGCCAACTGCTGAGCCTTCGGGTTCTTCTGGAGGATATCCTGAAGGTATTGCAGTTTCGCACCCGCCGTGGGGTCGTTTTCGACGTACTGGACTTCCATGCCGGCCATCATCTTAGCGATATCGGTCTGGACGTCGTTGTAGAGTTTTTGGGAGGCGGTCTTCTGGTCGAGGAGCAAGTCCTTAGCCGACTCAGGGCTGATGGCCTCGACGAAACGCGCCGTGAGCTTGTTGCGGTCGATGACGCCGCCTGCGTCCATTGGAACAACGAACGAGGCGATGGCCTTGAGCTTCTCCATGACGTAATCGGTGTCGAGTTCGCGCACGTTGTACGAGATGCCGATATCGTACATCTGCGAGATTTCGTTCGGCGTCATGGCGATCGGGGTGCCGACGATGCGCTCGATTTCGCTGCCATCGAGGTACTGGACGGACAGGCTGACCATCTGCTTGAGTACGCGACTCCATGCGGTGAGCCAGTTGTTCACGATGAACTGCTGGGTCATCTGGGTCTTCTGCGGGGGGACAGCAGGATGGAATAGGCCGAAATAGGCCGCGTTCTGGGCTTCCACACGATCAATGAGGTTGAAGGCGAGTGTAGGATTGCCCGAGGGCGGCGAAAGGAAAGAGTAGTCGTCAGGGGTTGTGACGGGAAGGAGTGAACCGGGGGCAATCTGGTTCTGGGTGCCCAGTCGCTTCTTAACCTTGATGGGAGGGAGCGTCTCGAAGGCGGTGCGGTCGCGCAGGCTGTCCTTCTGTGCCTTGATTTCTTCCTGATCGGTAAAGGCAATCTCAGGGATGCCTCTGGACTCGACGACGGCGCGCTTCAGGCGTTCGCGGCGGAGTTCGATGAACGGATACTCTCCGTGGGCGTAATCGAGCTTGCTGTGCTTGGCGTAAGTCTCGACCTGGCTCGTCTGCGGAGAGAAAATCGTGTAGTACACGCAAGGCACGCCATTCGCGTCGATTTGACGGCTGTAAGCGTACACGATCTCGATGAGGTTGTCCGCGCGGTGCATGGCGTTCGAGACGTTCGACGTGACCGGGATGAGGTTAGGGTCGGTGAGGTAAGCGGACTTTCCGGCGGTATTAGCGGCTTCCTCGACGAAGGCTTCGTCCCATCCGTCGGCCTTAATCATCTCGCGGAGTTCGACCTCCGACATGAACGTGCGTCGGAAGATGACGCGGGCGTCCTGAAGGTCGAGGGTTTCCGGCGGGAACGAGATCTCCTCGTACGGCTTGAGCGCGGCGCAGACAGGGAGGTTGATACGGTTGTACTGCTGGCTGTACGAGGCGACGCCGGAGGCGAGCATCTCGTTGGCGATACGACGGCCTTCCTCGGACGAGCAACCTAGGGCATTGGCGAACAAATCAGCGGTGATATCAGACGCGCCCGTGGCGGTCATCTGACGCAGGGCTTCGGCCAGCACTTCGTCGCCAGTGGCACGCGCTTCGAGCGTAGGCAGGGTTTCCGTGACAGTACGGCTGCCGAGACGACGCTCCCAGCCGACGTGCATGACAGCCCAGCCGTAATTAAGAGCGTATTGCGCCCAAAGCTCAGCCTCGCGCTCCAAATCAGGGCGGAGTTTGTTCTCGACGACCCAGCGGGCAAGGGTCTGGACGGAAGCAGCGGTGCTTGCGTCGCCGTACTCAGTCCCGGTCACGCGGATGCGGGCGAGCTGCCAGGAGTTCACCAAGAGCATCACCAATTCATTGATAATGCTGTCAACGAGGCGCACGCGGACGTCAGAGGCACCCTCGAACGGGAAGGCACCCTCGCCATCGCGCTGATTACGGCTGTATTTCTTGCCGTCGTCGCTCTGGCCCTCCCAGCGAGCAAGGCGGATGTCGTCGTTGCTGTTGATACGGCTGATATTGCCGCCGTTCGTCAAGGAACGGTCGAACTCGCTCTGGAGCTCTTGGATATCAGGCGTTTCGCTCGCAAAAACGAGCTTATCGCTCCTGTTGTACTTGCTCTGCATTGATTTTGGTAAAGTAATGGGATTTTGACTCGATGTACTGGATCAAGGACATCTTATGGAAGCGATATTGACCGCCTAGAGTCTTAAAACACCGGACAAGCCCCTTCTTGCGAAGATTATCGAGCTCTCGTACGTCTATGCCCGTCATTTCCTCGGCAAGCGAACGCGAAAGCACGATTGGATAGTCTTTTGGGTCTTTTGGCATAAATTAGTACGAACCACCACGGGTTGCCTTCCAAGTTTCCTCATCTTCCTGCTCCGGCTGCATGACGACGAGGTATCTCAGGCAGTCGATTGGGTCTTTCGACGCCCCTTTCTCGCCGTCAGCCCCAGTCCACTCCCTCAATGAGTAGATGAGGTTCTCGCAATCCTCGGAAACAAATAGTTTCGGCTGGTTGAGCACCGTGACAGGCTGGTTCTGGTCGTAGGCCAGCGCGTCGTTGATGATAGCGATGCCCTCCTCGATCTTAATTCCAGCCGCCGGCGTGAAATACATCGGGTCAGGGTCGGTTTCCAGCAATTCGATGAGAGAAGTGCCGCCCTCCTTGCCCGCCGCCTGGGTAGCCCCGGCTCTCGGGTCGATGAAACGCTCGGAAATCACTACATCTCCCTCGGCGTCTCGGATGATCTCCTTGTACTCGTTGATGCCCTTGCCTCCACCCGCGCGCTGCGCAGCCCCGGCCTTGCCATCGAGTTTAGAGTCAGGAAGCGCCCATTCCCCGTAGGTCTTGTCAGGCCACTCCTTGTAGATGTACCACTTCGTGCTCTCGCCAGTCCCAACGGCTCGCAGCCAGAGCATGAACCAGTTTCTCGCCCCGGCTGGGTCGATTACCATGAAGTTCGTGCCTTCCGTCGGAATATCAGCCGCCTTCAGGATGTTCGCGTCTCCGAAACGCGGGAACTGCGCCCCGGCCAGACCATCCGCCCAGCCGTACGCTCGGATTTTTCGCTCGTAAGCCGTCTTTCCGTCGAGGGTCTTTCTGAGTTCGTCGAAAGGGTTGTACGGGTTGAACTCGGAGTGAAACCATACCACCCCAGCGTCCTTACCTCGGGATTTCGCCCGATACGGCATATGGCCGAGCGGAACGCCAGGGACGTGCTGCTGCTTCGCGTCGAGGATCGTGGCAGGACGAGTCTCCAGGTACTTGCAACCAGAGACGTACTCCTTCACGACGTTCGAGTACCCCTGAACCGGGGTGAATGTCACGATGAGCTTACCGCGACGGGTGACGACTCGGTAGCGCAGCGTCTCCACCCAGTCCAGCGGGACTAATTCATCGCACCAGATGATATCGCACTCGCCGCCTTCGATGACCCGCCTTTCCTGGGCGTAGTTCATGAAGTGGCACTGGCTCCCGTTCGGGAAGATGAACGTGCCATCGGAGAAGCCGTTCTTCTGTGTGTACTGAATGTTAGTAACCCTGCCCTTCTTCAGCCCCTTGAACTCAGGCGGAAGGTACTTCCAGATGACGTTCTGTTGCATCTGGATTGAGGACTGGCTCGTCGTATGCAGGCACCACACGCGCGCGTTCGGGATATTGACCATCGCCGCGACCACCCTCTTAGCCGCCCATTCGGTCTTACCGGCTCGGTTGCCACCCAGCACGCACACCTCCTGATACTGCTGCAAGAAGTCATCAGCCGCCTTCCAGTGGAAAGGCTCGTAGCCGTGACGATACGGGTCTTGCTTCTCAGCGAGGATTTTCTCCTCACGGATACGCAGCACCTCCGCCAGTTTCTCCGCCCCGAGCCTATCCTTCAGAACCTTGAGTTCGTCGGTGCTCGGAAGCCGGATGACTGGATGCGGAGTGAGGTTCACCAGGCTTTGCAGCTCCAGTATCTCGCCTTGGTCTTCGGGCCGGGATTAGCGCACTTATGCCGCGCCCGGAAAGACTTACGCCTAGCGGGGTTGCTCTTCTTGATCGTCATGTTCGGGTCTCCGAAACGCACGATCTTCGTCTTCCCGCCGTCCTTGACGTACACGGCGGACTTCTTCGGGCCACCCGGCGTCTTGAACGGCTTGTTCAGCGTGACCTTCCTGCCTTTGTAATCTGCCATAAGGAGAACTTATGAGCCGTATAAGAACTGTCAATCTTCTTCGGCTCCCTGAGCCAAGCCCAGGATGCCCACCCGAAGCACCTTCCCCATCACGTCCTCGAAGTCCGTCCCGCCGAAGACAACGACCTTCCACCGGCTGTCCTTCCCCTGCACGATGAACGCACCCTGCTCGACGTACTTCGGCGCCCTCTCCGAGAACTCGGCCAGAAAGCCCTGCATCTGCTCATCGACGCTCTCCTCGCTCAAACTGAACGACCCAGCCTTACGCCCGTTGAACAGATCGTCTGTCCGGAACACCGCCACATCTAAGCCGTCAGGCTTTCGACGTTTTGCCTTGGTTTTCGGCTTAGCCGGCTTCCCCGTAGCCTTCTTCTTCCTAGCCATCACCACTTCCCCC